TGGCACCTTTGCTTCACAGTAAGCACGTCAAGTATAACGGCTCGGAGCGTTACTTCAAATTCTGGAATGGAGCACGCATATGGCTGTGCCACTGTCAACATGAAAAAGATATGTTCAAGTATCAGGGTGCTGAGATTCACGTTCTTCTTATCGATGAGCTCACCCACTTCAGCGAGGTCATCTATCGCTTCCTACGTGGTCGTTGCCGACTCGGTGGTCTGCGTGTACCCGAAAAGTACAAGGGCAAGTTCCCACGCATCCTCAATGGCTCGAACCCTGGAGGTGTCGGGCACACGTTCGTGCGTCGTATGTTCGTCAACGGCATATCGCCAATGGCAATACGCGACATGCCGAAAGAGGAAGGCGGCATGCGTCGGCAGTACGTTCCCGCCAAGCTGGACGACAACCCCACCCTTGCGGATAATGACCCATCGTACCTGTTGCGCCTCGAGGGTCTCGGAAACAAGGCATTGGTCAAGGCGATGCGCGACGGTGATTGGAACATCGTAGCTGGTGGTGCACTCGACGACGTATGGGACGAGAGTCTGCTACGCATACCCCGCTTCAAAGTTCCTCAGGGCTGGCGCGTCGACCGCAGCATGGACTGGGGTTCAGCCAAGCCATTCAGCGTCGGTTGGTGGGCAGAAGCTGATGGCACAGAAGCCAAGCTACCTGATGGGTCAATTTTCTGCCCAGTCAAAGGCTCCATCATACGCATCATGGAGTGGTATGGCACACCAGAGCTTGGCACCAACGCTGGCCTGAAGCTCGGTAGCGAGACCGTCGCTGAGGGCATCAAGTTACGCGAGGCTCAGATGCGCCACGCTGGCTGGGTGAGTGGCGAGATCAATCCTGGCCCTGCTGACAATAGCATCACCAAGGTTGAAGACGACGACAGCGACTCGATTGCACGCAAGATGGAAAAGAAGGGCATCAAATGGGCTCCCAGTGACAAGTCACCTGGCTCACGCATAAACGGACTGCAGTTGCTACGAGACAGACTCATGGCGACGAAGACTGGCGAAGGGAAGGCCATCTACTTCACTGATAACTGCGAATCGATCTTCGCCCTGCTTCCGGTCTTGCCGAGAGACATAAACAACCCAGAGGATGTGGATAGTAGCGCGGAGGATCACAACTATGACGAAGTTCGTTATCGCGTACTGTCCGACGCAAAGAAGTTCGCGTTCTCGATAAAAGTTCAACATCCAACCTGATATGAAATTCCTCAAACACCTGTTACTGTTCGCTGCACTGACCAGCTCTGTCCTCGCCCAGTCCGTAATGTATGGAACTGACCCCGTTTCGGGGAAGACGTTCCCCCTCACCGCTGATCGCCCCACCAAGACGCTCAAGGTGCGGAGCGACAGCACCTCCAACATCTCCACCAAATTCCGTGAGGCGTTTGAGACCTACGCCGCTGGAGTGAACTGGACTGAGTCGAAAGCCTCTGGTGACATCGTTCAGGTTGACGGCAACGCTGGTGGTGCGAGCTACCTTGTCATCTCCAAGGATCCTCTCTCTCGTGACACTACCACGACTCTTGAGACCATCGCAACGTATGGTTTCCCTATTGACCTGTCCTTTGGTCTGAGCCGCTCACAGGCTGTGGTCGGTACTGAGTTCTCCATTGAGTTGGTGGACGACCAGCCCACGCTTACGCCTCTGCCTGACCTGACCATTTCGTCGATTCAGCAGACCACTACCACGCTGACCGTCAGCACTACCACGCCTCACGGATTGGTTGCTGGTAAACGCATCCAGATCTCCTCAGTTGAGGACTCTCGCGTCAACTACCAAGCCTTGGTGGTGGCTTCTACGCCTACTCCGACGCAGTTCACCGCAACGGCAGGCCCTGGTGGTACGATCCCCTCCCTGAGCGCTGGGCCTTACGCCACTGGTATTGTGTCCTTCCGCTCTGCGCTCGGATATAGCGAGAATGGCACCTCGATGATCTTCGAGAACTCGTCTGTCACCAATGCCAGCTTCTACATTCGCAGTGAGGCAGGCGATGCCAACATGTCTGGCACCGCTTTGGGCAATCATGCAGTAACGGTTGGCACCACTGCTCCTGTGCAACTGATCAACTCTGCGTTCACTTACGCCTTTCAGCCCACCACAGAGTATCGCCTGTCCGCCATGGTTGATCGCGTTCAGTGGATGGATGCTTCTGCGGACTCCACTGGCCAGACCTCCAGCCGTTTCAATCGCACGCAGATCGTTCCCTCGATTGCTCACGACTACAAACTCCGCATCCGTTCGACCAACAACAAGGCGCTGACCCGTCCTGTAGCGCCCATCGTCAGTATCACCAAAGCAGGCTCCACCACGTGGACGGTAACGACCGCTTCAGCTCATGGATTGAATGCACTGAGCTTCGTCAACATCTATGGTAATCGTGACACGGCGAATTTCCCCAACTTAACCACGGCAACGCAGGTAGCCTCGATTGTGAGCCCTACCAGCTTCACCATTGTGTCCACCACTGGCACTGCTACTGGCTACGGTGGCACTGTTTTCATGGTGAACGGTGGCGTGCTGCCTTCCGCCATGGGTGTGTCCGCCCAAGTCGGTGTATCTGTATCTCGCACGAGCAACATCGTGACTGCTGTGATGTCCGCCTCCTTCTCTGGTGCGGTTATCGGCGACTACATCAACCTTCACGGCTGGCGCTCTGCAGTCGACGGCTCTGACGTTGGCATTGATGGCCCTTACCGTGTGCAGAACATCGCCACCACGACCCTCACGCTAGAGCCCATCGGCACTGCTCCGACTGGAGCTGACATCGTGTCTGTGAACTGCGGTGGCACTGTCATCAAACGCACTGACCTGCGTATCTCATATGTTCGTGTGCTTGACTATGAACGCCTGCGCATTGAGGCACTTGCTCGCCCAACCACCGATTTGGCTTCGGCTATGCCTGTCGCGCTGATGGGTGGCACTACTACGGTCACTGTAGCGTCAGCTGGTATCGCTGTCGCAGGCACTGCAGCTGTAGGTTCTACTGCCTCAGGTAATCCGGTTCAAGTAGGTACCATTGCTGCTACTGCAATTCAGACCGCTCGTACCGCTGGCCAGATGGTGGTGCCAGCTGCTGACAAGATCGGTCGCTATGTGGGGGCTCATGAGCAAATCCGTGATCTCACGACCATGGCACCGATGGTGACACTCACCAACACCACGGAGACCACGATCGTAGCAGCCGTGGCTTCGATCTTCAACGATCTAAGGGGCCTCGTCATCACCAATACCAGCGCGACCGGAACCCGTGTTGACTTCCGCCATGTTGCTGCCGGCACTGTGGTGTTCTCTGTATGGGTTCCTGCCACGACCACGATCACCGTGCCTCTCCCTGTTGTGGCTCGTCAAGCTACCGTCAACACCGCGTGGACCGCTCAACTGGGCACTGCCGTTACCGATGTCCGTATTACTGCGTTCGCAATTCAGGTCAACTAATCCCCCATGAACGAACCATACGAACTGATTGGCCCAGACACTTCCAATCCCACCACGCACAACTTCATCATTGTGCGTGGTGAGACCTACTCGGTGTTTCAGGGTGAGGAGCAGTCCACAGCCAACGACATCGCAGCCAACCTCGACGCGTCATGAAGAAATTCATCGAACAACTATTCGCAGAGCACGGCGCAACCTCAGCAATGAGGTTTGTGTTCGTGCTCTGCTCGATTGCCATGAGCTTCACGCCTGCATTCGTGTGGGCGTTTATCAGTATTGCTTCCGGTCAGCTTGCAGAATTTCCTGCAACGGTGACTGGATTCTTCTCCCCAATCCTCATGTTCCTCCTGGCTGGTAAGCTCATTCAGAAGGGTCAAGAAACCGCTAGTGTAACACCCTAAAACATCATGCCACGTAGCGGACCAAATATTGCCTTCACCAGAGCTGAGTACGACTCGCTCCTCCCACGTTGGAAGTTGATCCGCGACTGCGTCTCAGGGGAGGAGCGAGTGAAAGCAGCCGAGGATCTATACCTGCCCAGGCCGAATGTTGCGGACACCTCCGTAGAGAACCTCGCACGCTACGACCAATACTTGCAGCGTGCGGTGTTCTATGGGGTGACTGGCCGCACCCTGGCAGGACTCGTCGGTCAGGTTATGTCAGAGGATCCAGCGGTGACCCTGCCTCCGTTGCTTGAGGTTATGGAGGACGACGTTGACGGTGGAGGGGTTTCCCTCTCCCAACAGATGGCCAAGGCTCTGGCGCTCGTTACGGCCCATGGGCGAGCAGGTCTCTTAACTGATTACCCAATCGTTGAGCAGGCTGCTACCCGTAAGGATCTACTCACCGCGAAGGTTCGCCCCACGGTTGAGCTGATTGAGCCTTGGGACATCATCAACTGGCGCACCATCAACATCGGTGGTGTGACCAAGCTCTCGCTGATCGTCTTGTCGGAGCAGTACGTCACAGACGACGACGGCTACGAGATTGCATGGGATCCTCAGTGGCGTGTCATGCGCCTCGATGAGCAAGGGCTGTATGTGCTCGAGGAGTGGATCATTGATCCCAACAACAAGGACGAGTACATTCTCAAGCCACTCCTGAAGGATAACGCTGTGATCGGTAAGGCGCAGTACTTCCCCAAGGGCAGTGACGGTCGACGCCTTGACTTCATCCCGTTTCAGTTCATTGGAGCAGGGAACAACGACTGCCATCCGGACCTGCCTCCCCTCGAGAGCCTCGCAGCGCTGAACATCGCGCATTATCGCAACAGTGCTGACTACGAGGAGGCTTGCTATATGTGCGGTCAGCCGACCCTCGTGCTCGCAGGGCTCACGGAGGACTGGGTTAAGAACGTGCTGAAGGGTCGCGTTGAACTCGGCTCACGTGCTGCTGTGATGCTGAACGAGAACGCCTCTGGAGAGCTGCTGCAGGCTACCCCTAACAGCATGCCCAAGGAGGCCATGGACGGCAAAGAACGCCAGATGGTAGCTCTGGGTGCAAAGATCGTCGAGCAAAAGAGCGTTCAGCGCACTGCAACTGAAGCCACGATGGACAAGGCTGCTGAAACGTCAACGCTGGCGAACATCGCCAACAACGTGTCAGAGGCTTACGAAAAGGCGCTGACGTTCGCACTGGCCTTCGTAGACAGGGCATCGATGGAGACCGAGGACATCGTTGAAATCGAGCTGAACACCTCATTCACCGCCTCCAAGATGGAGCCACAAGCTCGTGCTCAGCTGGTGTCTGAGTGGCAGGCTGGTCTGCTCACTGACGAAGAAGTCCGCCTCAACCTCACTCGAGCAGGCGTGGCCACAGAGGACTTCGAAGATTGGAACGACAAGCGTGAGGCCCAGGTGCTGACTCGCCCAGTCGCTCCTATGAAGAACCCTGCAGACAACGCTCCTGCCGAGGGCGCTGACGAATGAGCCAGCAGGCCCTCACCACCATCGCCACTCGTCATCAGGTGTTCCTTGAACGCCTGAAGACGCAGACGGCGGTGGACTTCTCGTCTGTCCTGCCCAAGATCAGCGACGCAATCGCCGAGGTCATGAGCAAGCTCGACGTAGACACCATGGACAAGCTGACGAGGAACCAGCTGAGGGGCCTGCTGATCGACCTGAAGTTGAAGCAGTCGGAGCTGATCAACAAAGCTCAGGAGAAGCTCGTGGACGACCTCAAGGCGCTGAACAAATATGAGACAGACTTCGAGGCTCGCACGCTAGAGGGCGCTCTCGCGGCAGGAGGAGCCTCGAAGATTGCACTGAAGGTGCCTACCTTCCCCTCCTCTTGGAAGAGCACGATCCAACAGCCTCTCAGCGCCACAGGTCAGCTCCTTGAGCCATTCATCAGTGGTTGGGGCGAGAGCCAAGTAGCTGGTGTAGACGCAGCCGTGATGAAGGCTTGGGGCGAAGGCCGTACCGTCAGCCAGCTCATGCGCGACATTCGAGGCACTAAGTCGCTCAACTACCAAGACGGTCTCGCAGCCGTCTCTCGTCGTCAGGCTGAGGCGATTGCGCGCACCTCTGTGCAACACGTGGCCCAGCAGGCACGCATGGCTACTTGGGACGAGAATTCCGACCTCATCATCGGGTACACATTCGTCGCCACGCTAGACGGACGCACCACCTCGAAGTGCCGCAGCCTCGACGGTCAGACCTTCGAGATGGGCAAAGGCCCAGTGCCTCCAGTGCATGTGAACTGTCGTAGCACCACCATCCCCAAGCTGCCGAAGGAGTTTGACTTCCTCGACGAGGGAGCTACTCGCTCCAGCAAGGACGGCTACGTTGCAGCAGACCAGACTTACTACGGTTGGCTCAAGACGCAGCCTGAGAGCTTTCAGGATGAGGTGCTCGGACCCTCGCGTGCGAAGCTGTTCCGCGAGGGTGGGCTCACCGCTGAGAAGTTCGCTGCACTCAACATGGGGAAGAACTTTGAGCCCATGACGTTGGCTCAGATGCAGGTCAAAGAGCCACAGCTGTTCGACAAGACAGGCGTCGTAGTGAAGAAGCCAATCGTCGGTCCTGACCTCACAGGTGAAGCTCGTCAACAGGCGGAGGCTGCAGCAGCTGCAGAAGCACGTAGGCAGGCTGAGGCAGCACTGGAGAGGGCGAAAGCAGCAGAGGCTGCAGCGAAGGCAGCTGCTAAGCCGGTGAAGTTCATTGACGCCAAGTTCTCACTCGGTCAAGATACTGCGGACAGTGTGCTGTATTCTAAACTGACTGGCAAACAGCAGCCACTTCCTGTCAGCTACGAACTGGGAGATGGATATGCCGCACTGAGTAATTACAAGGGTGCAGGATACAGAGGTATGAATCAATACCTGCGCCAAGGAACCGTCTGGAATATTGATGACACAGTAAATGTGCTGTCTAATGGCGTAAGAAAAGACATTACACGCAAGGAATACATAGAAGCCAGTGTAGGTGCATTAGATTCTTTGATGAAGAAGTCAGTGCTGAGTGAAAATATCTACCTGTATCGCGGGTTCTCGCTGCCTGACGGCATGAACTTCGATGACATCTCCGACTTTACCTTTACAGACAAAGGCTTCATCAGTGCTTCAGCAGACAGGGCAGTGGCTGAGCGGTTCACCTTTGGAGAGGGCAATCCCAATATATTCAAGATCCGAGCACCCAAAGGCACGAATGGTATAGCGGTGGAAGACCGCTTGGGTGACGGGAGCGGAGGAGATGCTGAACGCGAAGTTCTATTGCCCCGAGGTACCACTTTCCGTTTTACTGGAGATCGTCAAACCAAGACCTTAGCTGGTCAGAAGGTAAACATCTATGAAGTCGAAATCGTCACCGAATAAACCTGCCGACAAGAGCAGGGCAGACTACTTTACGTGGAAGCTAGAGGACGTTCAAATCCAAGAGCTGAAGCGCATCAAACAAGCACCACAACCAAAACCGAAGAAATAGGAAGTTCCTACCATGGCACTAAAACACAAGATCGACGAAACCGCTTTCAAGACCCTCAGTGAGGTGATGAAGGCTGAATATAAGAAGCAAGACGATGGCACCTACGTGCTCGACGTCGAAGGACTCGAAGACACTGGTGCACTTAAACGTGCCAAGGATCACGAAAAGGAACTGCGCAAGCAGGCCCAGGCCGACGCCAAGAAGGCCCTCGACGACCTCAATGCGCTCCACGCCGAGTATGATGAACACAAGACCAAGGGCGGCAGCAAAGAGGCTGAAATCGAGAAGGCTTGGCAGCTCAAGATGGCCAAGCGTGAGAAGGAACTCACCGCTCAGCTCGACATGACCCAGAACGCTCTCCGCACCACCATGCAGGACTCTGTCGCCACCTCACTGGCTGCTGAGCTCGCAGGCGACAACGCCGAGATCATCCTCCCCCACATCCAACGTCGCCTCAAGGCTGACATCGTCGACGGCAAAGCTGTGACGAAGATCCTGGGCCCAGACGGCGAGGTCAGCGCCACCACGATGGACGAACTCAAGAAAGAGTTCTTGTCCTCCGCCAAGTTCGCCGCAGTAGTCATCGGTAGCAAAGGATCCGGTGGCGGTGCTGGCGGGTCTCGGAAAGGCTCCGGTGGAGCAGCAAAGAAGTTGAGCGACATGACCGCTACCGAGGAGGCTCAATTCGCCAACGAGAACCCCAGTGAGTACCAGAAGATGATTCAGGGTGCTTGAGGTTCTGTTCCACTAACCACTTACGTCTCGGCAACTAACCCACAATACCTACTACAATGGCTACTGTTCAAATCGCGGACATCTATAATCCGCTTACCTTCGGTCGTCGGGCTCAACAGGCCCAGCTCCAGCTCAATCGCTTCCTCGCTTCCGGCGTTGCCGTGCAGGATCCCCTCATCGCCCAGCAGATTGCCCAAGGCGGTCACCTCGGCGAGATCACCAACTTCGGCAAGCTGGCTGTCAGCGAGCCGAACTACTCCTCGGATGATCCTTCGCAGAACTCCACCCCTGCGAACATCAGCTCTGAGCTCCAACAGTTCCGTGCCTCCGCACGTAACCAGAGCTGGTCCACGATGGACCTCGCTCGTGAGCTCGCCCTGCAAGACCCCGTCGCTGCCATCACTGGCCGCATCGGTGCCTACTGGGCCACGGACGACGAGCAGCGCCTGATCAGCTCCCTCCTTGGTGTTCTGGCTGACAACGAAGCCAACGACGCTGAGGACATGGTGATCGACGTCGCCACGGACTCCGCCAGTGCCGTCACGGACGACGAGCGCATCGGTGGTGAGCGTGTTCTGGATGCCCTCCAGACCCTCGGCGACCACAAAGCGTCCATCACCACGATGGCCATGCACTCCGCCATCCACACCCGTCTGCAGAAGCAGAACCTGATCCAGTATATCCGTGATGCGGATAACAACGTCATGTTCGAGACCTACATGGGTAAGCGTCTGGTGATCGATGACTCGTTGCCCGCCGTCGCCGGTAGCAATCGCATCACCTACACCTGCATGCTCTTCGCCCCTGGCGTGTTCGGCACTGCCTCTGGTCGGGTTCTGATCCCGTCCGAGATGTTCCGCGCTCCCTCGGCTGGTAATGGTGGCGGTCAGGACACCCTGTTCTCCCGCATCAACAACGTGTGGCACCCCTACGGCTTCACGTTCACCTCCAACACCGTCACTGGTGGCGCTGCTTCGCTCCGCTTCCCGACCTACGCCAACTTGAAGGTGGCCGCGAATTGGAACCGTGTTCACAGCCGCAAGAACATCCCCCTGGCCTTCATCAAGGTCAACGACTAGTCTGTAAATACGCACTGAACAGCGGAATAGGCCAGTGCGTTACGGGGTTATCCCGTTTCGCACTGGCCTTTTACTTTCATACTCTCAATCATGTCTCAAGAAATTCAAGCACCTCTTGCCCTCTCCAACCTCCTGAGCCGTGGATACACCATGAGCGAAGCACGTCGAAAGCTCGGCATTGCTGAGCTCGTCGAGGTCGTTGACGCACCAGTTGAAGCTACCCCGCAAGTGGTCGTGAAGGCTCCCGTAAAAGGGCCTCAGAAACGCGGAGGCAAGCAGACCGCCTCCTCCGAAGGCGATGAAAATCTTCTCTAACACCTAAATAGCATACCATCATGTCCCGTAATTATCTCTCCCGCGCCAAGTCCGGCTATGCAGGCATCAACGCCTTGCTCGCCGTGCTTCTGCCCTCCCTCAAGTCTGCCGCTCCAGTCAACGCTGTCGTAGCCACCCTCACTACCGCACTGGCTGGCACCAACAACGACCTGGTGTTCACCGCCACCCTCAAGGGTGTGTACGGCAACGGCATCACCATCTCCTACGTCAACCCTGGCGTCGAAACCGCTACGGAGTCTGTGGCTGTGGTCGGCAAAGCCATCACCGTGACGCTCCGCAGCGTCAGCACGGTGCTGTCCACTGCCGCTCAGGTGAAGACTGCTATTGACGGCAAGGCTGCTGCAGCTGCCCTGGTCACCGTCGCCAACGCTGGTGGCAACAACGGCACTGGCGCTGTGATCGCCCTCGCTGCTACCCCACTGGCCTCCGGCGTCAACGGCACCCCTGGCAAAGCGTTCGAACAACGCTGGTACAACGGTGTGCTCTACATCAACGCCTCGGACGACGACAAAGGTCTCGCCACCGACGCCTGGTACAGCCAGACGTTCACCATCGTATCGTAATCGTTAGAAGACACCCACGCTCATGGCACTTATCGTTGAAGACGGCACTGGTGTTGCAAATGCCAACAGCTACATCAGCTTGGTGGATGCCAGAGCGTGGGCTGTTTCCCGAGGGCTGACCCTGTCAGCTGTGGACGCCACGTTGGAGTCTGCGCTGATTCGCGCAATGGACTTTGTGGAGTCCCAGCGCTCACGCTTCTCCGGCGCAAAGACCTCCGCTACGCAGGCCCTGCAGTGGCCACGCACCGGAGCCTCGCTGGATGGCGTCGAGCTTGAGCCAACGGTCATCCCTGCGGAGCTGAAGAGCGCCCAGGTGCAGTTGGCCTTCGAAGCTCAGACGGCGGACCTGCAACCCACGGGAACGGGTCAGGAAGTGCTACGTGAGAAGATTGATGTGATCGAAACGCAATACGCTGAACGTGGGGCAGGCTCGGTTGTGCCCCAGTTCAACAAAGCTATGGCGTTCCTCGAACCCCTTTTCAAGTCCGGTGGTTTTGGCATCTCTGTGGTGCGCATTTAACATGGCCTCGATCTACGACGCTCCTGCTGCAACTGCCCTGAAGCTGATAAAGGCCAAGGGCCTGCAGTTGACCATCAGCAAGCGTGGTGGTGATGCTGTTTTCGACCCCGTAACTGGTGGCTTCACCACAGCTGGTGCTGATGTCACAGGAACCCTCGACTGTGTGGTGCTGCCGTATAGTGGCTCGACCATTCGAGCTTTGGCGGACGGCTCGGTGACGGCGGATAACAACTACCTTCAGGACTTCACAGAAGGACGGCTCCGCAAGCTCCTAGCAGCTGCGTCCTCGGCTCCTTTTGAGCCCAAGGCAGGCCACGTTGTGAGTGGCTTTGAAAGCAGCGTCTGGGAGGTCATCGGATGCACCCCGCTGAATCCTGCTGGCACGCCCATCATCTACACGATGGCGATTCGTAGGAAGTAAAATGCCACCCACTAACAAAGGCTCTTTTGCTCAGTCGATTGGCACCTTCAAGGTCGGCACAATGGACAAGGCTGAGCGCATCCGTCGAGGCATCATCCTCAAGCTATTCGGAGCAGTCATTCTTGACACGCCAGTAGATACTGGGCGTCTGCGTGGTAACTGGCGTACCAGCGAGCAGGCCCCTGCCCTAGCAGTCATCGACCGCATCGACAAGGGTGGCTCCCTAGCCATGCAAGAGGTGCAGAGTAACATGGGCGACGGCACTGGCCGAGATACCTCTGTGTTCCTCGCCAACAACCTTCCGTACGCAGCCAAGATCGAATATGAGGGCTGGTCTAAGGTCAAGGCACCACAAGGCATGGTGCGGCGCAACGTCGCACGCATAAACGAACTCGTCTCACGAGCTGCAAAAGAAGGTAAACTATGAGTTACGCACAAATAGCATCAGCTCTGCGGAGCGGGGCGAAGACCATCCTTGAACGAGCCACCATTTCGGGCGGGCTTGGCTTCACTGCTGCACAAATCGCATGGCCCAACGTCGAGC